GAACTGCGGACCTCGGAACCGCTCCGGCTCACTGGCGCTGATCCCTTTGATCAGGCTGCCGTTGGTTAACCTTATCTCGTGCAGGGTTTTGTTGTAGTCTTCAATGAGGGGCGCCGGGATGACCGACATCAAGCCGCTATCGCCCTCAAAGCATGTGCCGCGCACATCCAGCGAGGTTGGCGCACCAACCAGCCACCGGGTGTTGGGCTGCTTCCACGCCCACCAGCCAATCTGTTCGGCGGCCGTCCGCGTCTTGCCGGCGCCACGGCCTGCCAGCAGCAGCCAGATCGACCACCAGTCGCCGTGCGGCAACAGTTGGTGCTTGTGTGCCTTCTTGAGCCACTTGGCTCGCCAGAGCCACGCCAGACGGTACTCGGGGTCAAGTTGAGCAAACTGAGCCTTCACCTCTGGCTCGGCCAGCACACTGAGGTCAGTCACCGACCGCCTTGCTCAACTCAAGATTGACCAGCAACTCTTCAAAGTATTGCTCGGCTTTGACATGCGCTTCTAGGCGGATGGGGTTCTTTTCGTCCCCGGCTAGGGCAAGCCTATCGCCGTACTTCTTGGGGTCCCACTTCGAGAGCAGCTTCAGGCGCGTCTCGATCCGCAGCTTGCGGTGGCCAAGCATGTCCTGCTTGGTGACTGTCTGGCCATTTGGCGCCGTCGTCTCTGTTATGCCCCAGTGCGGCGTGTCGGCAATAATCAGCGTTTCTTCGGCTATGGCGTCGAATCCCATCTCTCTGGCTCGCGCGATGCGTTCGGAAAGTTCAGAGTCTTTCGCGCTCCAAGAGTACACCGCCGTCCACGCCGGCATGTGGTCATCTCGGCATATCTGCCTCAATGGCTCCCCGTCACTGAGTCGCTCGCATATCTCAGCAGCTAACTCCGGGGTGTACTTACTTGGGCGCCCTGTTTTCTTGGGCACTAACTGGTCTGTTTTCGGCATTTTGTGAAAACGCCCCCATTGATTTTAAAGGGTTTTTTGGCAAATAATAAGGCAACTTTGCCCTATTTCTTGCCTGTGGAGACCAATGATACTCACCTTACGGCGTTGGTGCAAGCTGGCTACAGTCCGCCTGCCTTGATCCATGCTGCTTGTCCTCGGCGCGGGTCATCCATGTACTGGTCAATGGTGTAGTCGTCGCGCTGAACGGTGTCTTGCCCATCCTCGTACTGGCACTGGCCGCCACCCTCGCGATGCGGGAAGGTGTACGCGCAGCAGCGGCAGATTGGCTGCAGGCGCTTGCGCGGCTTCATCAGAGCTTGGATCTCGGCGTTCACGATGGTATTGAATTCGGCGTTCGTCATGTCTGTCTCCTGAGTTCTCGCGGCGCAATTGCCACAAACAAAATATACTCGCATTTCCGAATCGTTACCAGCTAAATTGTGAAGAATTGTTAACGGGTGGGGTACTCGCTGCCTCCGGTTCAAAGCGCCTTCGAGTGCAGCATCTCACCGGCATCCGCTTTCCCTCGGTGATCTCTTACGCCGCTACCGCATGCCCTATTTTATAAAGCGACTCGCCGTACCGTTTTTCCTCACTGCCGCGCCACCAGTCTTGCATCAAGCATTCAAGGATTATTTGGCCCTCTGATTTATCGTTCGAGAGCGGATCGAAAAAGTCTCCGTCATACCCCTCTGCAAGGAACAGAACCTTCCACATCTGGAGGTTGTAATGATTGGCCAGCCGCCCCGTAGTACTCAACGCGCAGTCGTGATACATCTCCGCTAACTCGAGAAACTCGTCTTCTGTCATCATGGTTTTCTCCGTTGATCAGAATGAAAATATCAACACCAATGCCAGCCACGCGGCGAAAGCACCCGCCACCGCCCATGCTGCCAGTAGCAGCCACTCCCAGATCATGCTGCCACCTCTTCGGCCAGCACTGCTTTCAGCGTCTCGATCAACGCTTCGGCGCCTTTGCGATTCAGTATGCAGCTTGTGCTGCCGCCACGCACCTGCACATTGAGCCAGATCTCACCGTTGTCCCACTGATCTACATGCACGATGCTGCCGTTGTCTACGCCTGCTATTGATTTGAATTTCATGTTGTTCTCCTGTGTCAGAAGCCGTAACCCGGTTTGCATATGCAAGTTGTTTTTTGAATATGCAGGTTAGTAGGTATAAAAGCCTGCGATTGCGCCGACATAGCCGCCGGTGCAGGTGCTGCGACGGAACATCTCGGTGTAGTCCATTGCGCCAACCCAACGGCCCCATGCTTCGTTGAAGAACACAACATGCCGGGCTGGCTGTGCATTGCGGTCAAAGTATTTGCCAGCGGCTACGGCTGCGGCGGCGGTTGCCTTCTCTGCGGCTTGCTGCGTTTTGTAGCTTTTGCAAGGCTGCTTGTTTGTAGCGCGGTACTCTTCGATGCGGGCTGTCAGGGTTTCGATGATGTTCATGGTTGCTGTCCTTTTCGCTGTAGTCGAGGGCCGAAGCCCCCGGTTGATTACTTGGTGGTGACTTTGACTGAGAACACTGCGCTGGTGCTGGTGTACTGGGCCAGCGTGTCGGCTGCAACGCCGAGGTCAACGATCAGCTTCTTGTAGTCAACGGTCTTGCGGTCGGTGGAGACAACGGTCGCCTTGAACATCGCGCCCTCGGTGGTCTTGTCAGCACCGGGCAGCGTGGCTGCATCCTTCAGCTCGTCCTTGATCTGGTCGGCTTGCTTGGTCAGGTCAGCGATCTGAGCCAGCAGTGCGCCGAGGTTGTCAATCTTGGTGAAGAGTTCGTTGTTCATTGTGTGTCTCCTGAGTTGTTTGGTTTCTCGTAGCTCGCTGCTACAAAACGAAATATACGCCTTTCCGAACACTGTGCCAACTATTTTCTTGATCTAGATCAAGTTTTTGAAAAGAAAGTTTTTCCCTTATAAATCAATGGTTTGTAGCTTCCATCACCCTATATAGGGTGTATATACACCCCATCAATCTGTATATTTCACCCTAGATAGGGCGAAAAAAAGCCCCAGCCGTGCAGACTGGGGCGAATGAGGGACGAAGAGGGTCTTGCGACCCACCGTTATCCTAGCGCGAGAGCTTGCGGGGGTCAACGACAACTAGCTCCTGCTCAATCAGCGCACGCATTGTCTTCCTGTGGGCGTCCTCCCATAGCTGTAGCTTCTCCTCTCGGCTGCCTTGCCCAAAGTCAACTTCATGGTGGCAGCGGTCGCAGAGGGCTGCTATAGCCGCATCAGACGACTTGTAGCTCATTCCCCTGCCATCCCTCGACTGATTGCTGTGAGAGGCTTGTGTGCGCCCCTCGAGGCCGCAGGACTGGCAGGGCAGGGAGGCTGCCGCACGGCGCAGGTTCTCCGACCTGAATGGCTTGGTCTTGGGGATCATATGAGGGACATCTGCTTGGGCACGAATGGCGTCGGAGCGTCACCGTAGATCTGACTTCTCCAGAGGGTGACCTCGGGCATGTGGTTGTGGGACTGCTCCGGCTCCACCTTGCCGACCGGCTCGATCCAGCCCATCGTGTACAGCGCCCTCACCCCGGACACCCAAGTGTTGTGGTGCAGCCCTTTCGGCAGGAACAGGCCGCCCTTCGCGCAGTGGCCACGGAACTCGTCGCCCATTACGATTGGCTTTGCGATCAGCAAGCCTTCCGCTTGGTTCAGGTACTCGATGACGAACTCAGGGGCTGCGCGACTGGCTTTGTGCCAGCACCTGTCGGCCAGCGCAATGGCATCCTGCATTCTCGTGGACTCAATCATCGCTTTGACTTCAGCAGGCTGTCCACTGGCATGCACGCCCGGTAGTACCAGTACATGGCGCCGGCCACCAGCCAAGCGATGACACCGCTGGCCGCCAAGAAGTACAGGATGTAATCACTCATCATTGCTCCAGACAATGATCGGCGTGGTCGGCCCCCAGTAGGCTCCCTCTATGTTGTACACCACCCACTCCGCTGCCTCCTCATCAGACATGCCGTCGTTCTCAACGAAGTTATCAATCAACTTCTCGCCAGAATAAACGAATCTCTCAACCCTTGATTGGCCATCCCAGCAAGAACACTTCCCGATGATCGCGCTGCTTTGATCGTCAATCGTCACCATGCCATCTTCGTTGCTTGAGACTCCATCTCTGGCGGCCGCCCATGCGGCATCCCAGACTTCCTTCGTCCAGCCGCCGTCATCTTCGTATGCAACTTGCCCAACGAAGTTCTCGAACGCCTCGTCGCTATCGTTATATGTTTTTTTCATTTGAATAGTTTGTCCGCAGTTCGGTTGGTGGCTTCTTGCGAGCGCCAGATCTCGATCCTTGCCTGAGCTGCAACCAGATCCCAGCGCAGCTTCTCCTCCTGCTCTACAGCCACACGCAGGCCATCGAGCAGGGCAAGGTAGTCAGCGTGAGCATAGGCCGCAGCTTCCCTCTCAGCCACCGTCTTGCTGTCGTCGGCTCGGGACAGGATCGCCTTCAGGCTTTTACGGTATTCCTCGGTGTATATACGCTCCGCCCTTGCCTTGGCGTAGATCGGCGCGTGCTTGAGGATGTAATCAACTGCCTTGTTCGGATCAACTTGTTCCATTTAACGCCTCCAGTATCGTATTGATTGCTCTGCCATCTCGGATCATTGCCCCAGTAAACCTGAAGATCCTGAACCCCATCAGCATGGCCTCGTTGTACTTCTCACAGTCTTTCTCGAAACCGGCGCCAGTGGTATGCCTACCCCCTGACCAAGTTCCACCTTCCACCTCTACCGCAATGCCCTTCAGAATCCAACAAAAATCAAACCGCCATCGTCTGGTCGGGTGAAACCGATACTCCATCGTATACCCGACAATCTTGTGCGCCCTCAAGTGCGTCATCAGGTCCAGCTCTAGGTTCGATACCACACTCCGGGATCGCCTCTGTTTCCCTCGATCCACTGCAGGCGGATGTCCAGCTCCAACTTCTCCCGCCTTGCCTTCACTGGTTGGCTTTGCAGATAGTCTCTCAACCACTGAATCCCACCCTGTGCGCGTCGAGTTCTTTCGTTTAGTAGCCATCTGACCTCACATTGGTGCCGGTAGCTTTCGTCTGTCTTCACTTCATACTTTGGCGCTTGATTCGTAGACTCTCCTCGATCATCCTGTCCTCCACTATCAGGCAGTTTCGGCACATCTTCCCAGAGGCTGTAGTTTGCAGATTCCATCGTTTCCCCACTTTCTGTCCATTTTTTCTCATCCCACTTACCACCATGCACAAGGTGTCCCCAGTCTCCTTGAACTCATCTAGCAGTTGCTCCTTGTCTACGATGTGACTCAGTGGCTTTCTCTTTTCCGTATGTACCGCATACATGGTCGTTCTCTCTTGATTTTTTGAGCCAGCCTGAGAGAAGGAGGGAGCGATTTGTCAAAGCATCCCCTACCCGGTTGCGCCGAGTAAGGGAGTCTTGACAATGCTGGCCAACCCTCGATCAGTCGGTCGCTTCACTGTCAGTCAGGAGAGCATCGTCCTGACATAAACCGGGGCTTTTGGTGCCGATGCACCAAGTCTGGCTGCCCCCGGTTGGCGTTCCAGCTTTATCCCTTGAACTGAATCTCAGGAGCCTCTCACCAACTTCCGCAGCTTGCCGACCAGCAGTCCTCTTATCGGCACAACCAACACAAGTAAGAGCGTTATGGGGGTCTTCGCTCTGGGATTGCTCTCGCAATTGCCCTCTTCGCTTACTCCCCTCCACCGACAGAACCTTGTGTCGGCCTAAAAGAAAAATCCCAGCGGCTGGGTTTCAGGTCGCGGTGGAAGGGAGTGCAAAAGGAGACTCTCGACAACCGAAACCCATGCGCTGGGATTCTTCCTTTTGCATTCGCGCTTCCAACGCGACCTGATTTTTCTCTCAGGCAAGATCATCCTACACCATCCAATCCTACTCGTCAACCTCCTCCAATATGCTCATCATGTACCATTCAATGTCGCCTCCTTCCCCTATTTCTTCATCTATTTCTTTACCAATCTGCAAAGCCGCAGTTTTCGGCATTTTCTGCAAAATTGCTTCTACCAACATCCTAATAATTTTGTGATCCTTATGCGCCACCATGTCTGTTTTTTTGTGAACCGTTTCAATTTCTTTTTTTAGCTTGTCAATCAAAACCTCATAAGCCTCTTGCATGTGTTCCATCTTCGCTCTCCTCGGTTGTTTTCTGTTCAAAGTCCAACGACATCTGCGGGTCAGGCTCTTCCACTTCCTCCGTCTCCGGCACGCATATCCACATCTCGAACTTCATAGCGCCTCCCTCATCAAAGCCACCAGCCCCCACAGGCCAGTGCGCTGGTACAGATCGTTCGCATCCTCGCCCTCGATGGGCGACATCAGCCAAGGCAGGCCGGTGGCTTGGGCAACCCTCTGGCCAGTCCCGGACTTGTCGTGATCAGCAAACACGATCCGCTTGCCGCCCACCCGCTCGGCCACATACTGCAGGTTGTTGGCCGAGAAACAGACCAGCACCGCGTCCTCCCGGTACAGAGCCTTGAAGCCCATCTGGACTGACAGGGCGGTGGCGTACCCCTCCACCAGCCATGTCGTGTCGGCATTCTTCGGACCAAGCCGCAGCACCGCACCCTTGGCTCGGCCGCCGGGCATGAACTTCTTCTCCCCGGCTTGGTTGACTGACTGCAGGCTGATGATCGCGTTGGTCTTGTAGTCCCGCATCGGGATCAGCAGGTTGTCGTCCAGAACCAACCCTACGGCCTTGGGGAAGCCTTTCTTGACCAAGTAGGCATGCTGGGCAAGCTCGGCGCTGGAAAGCGCCAGAGAGGCTTTCTGAGCCGCCTGCGCGTGCTTCCTTGCCTCGGCCTGCAGGGAGGCTTGTATGTCCTTGGCCTGCCGCTCGCCACCACTAGACCCGATCACCCCGTCCGAACGCCACGACGCAAACCCTTCCATCGTCGCCCAGTTCTTGACCACGCCCCGGTGCCCGTCGAACAGGTACGCGCCGTTGCGCTTGCGTGGCTTGTCCTCGGTCGGCACCCGGTGCCACTTCCCGTCCTGATACAGGCGCTCGATGATCAGCCCGTTGGTCGTTGCAAAGTCGAGGAAGTCCATCAGGCCACCTTCATTCTGCGCGAGAATGCTATCAAATTGCTCTTCACCTTGCTGCGTACCTCAGCCCTTGGACTAATGGCCGTCTCCGGCGAGTACTTCGTTTGGGGCCAAACCCCATAGATCGAGCGATATTGCGCCAGAGCGAATTTTTCCGCCGAGAAATGGTGGCCTTTTTTAATATCGTTAGCAATCCAACAAAGTTCCCTCCATACGAGGCGTTTGTCTTCCATCCACCCGTTCAGTTTTACCTTCTTCTTGGAGAGATCCACCTCAGTGAGTCGGCCATTGGCAAGCTCGACCCGGCTCTTCGGACCAACGCGCTCAGTCCCGCAGGCAGGACAGATACGCTGGGTGTGAATGAAGCCACAGGCGTGGCACTTGCTGTCCTTCTTCTCCGCCTCTGTCTTCTCCTTCCTGACCTTCTTGTCATACTCGGAGTCATTCAGGTCGGACACGCCATTGGCAAACACTTCCTGCGTGTCCTCAAGAAAGCGCAGCAGGTTGCCGGCATGGTCCAGCCACAGCGCAAAGGTCTTGCCCTCGTGAGAGCGCATCACGCGCCCGATCTGCTGGATGTGGCCAGACAGGCTCTTGCGGTACGGCCGCGCTCCGATGCCGACCTTGATGTCAGTCACATCGAATCCCTTGGCCAAGGCTTCGCATGAGACCAGACCGATGATCTGCGAGTCAGGCTTCCTGAACTCCTCGATCAGCTCCCGGCGCCGATCAGTGTTGCCATCGAGGTAGCTGATCTGCTGGAAGTTGTAGCCACGCTGCTGGAACATCTTGCACATCTCAGCCCCGTGCGCCACGGTGGCCGAGAAAGCGATGGTCTTGGCTGGGCCGTCAAAGTATTGATTCGTCTTGGTGATCCATTCCTCAACCACATCACCGACGATCTTGATACCGCGCTCCTCCATCTCCTTGTCTTCCCACTCGCCTGAGAACTTGACCTTCGCCCCGGTCATGTCCAGCTCCTTGGCGGCGTAGCACTTCAACGGCACGAGCCACTTCTCTTCGATCAACTTATCGGTGGTGGTGCTGTTGACCACATTCGAGAAAACATTGGCCATGCCCTTGGTGAACGGCGTTGCGGTCAGGCCAACAACCTTCACCGGCATGTTCTGGCAATAGTCCATCACCGACTTGTACATCGTGTGGCTCTCGTCCCACAGGATCAACGATGGCGGGTCAATCTTGCGACGCGCCAAGGTCTGGGCGGACACGACTTGGATCGGCTCCCACGGACGATTGCGCCAATGGTCAGCCTGAATCACGCCATGCTTGATGCCGTACCTGTCCAGCGTGTTCGAGGTCTGGTCAACCAACGATACCCGGTCGCATACAAAAAAAGCACGGGAGCCTTTGTTGTACGCCTCACCCAGTAAGTAGGCAGCCATCACCGTCTTGCCAGACCCGGTCGGGGCAACCAGCAATTGCGACCGGTGCCCCTCCCTGATTCCGCTGCGAAGCTGATCAATACAGTCTCGTTGGTAGTCTCTTAGTTCATCGAATTTCATAGGGTTCTCCTGTGTAACTGAAAATAAATAGGGCAAAATTGCCTTATTTATTGCTTCTTCAATGCCGCCAATTCGCTCTCGAGCTTTTTAACTCTCGACGATAAGTAGTTGTTTTGACGAGTCATTTCGGCACACTTGTTCTGCCACTGGTCTCGGGCCGCTGTCATGGAATTCAGCTTTCCGTTTATCAATTTTATGGCCGCAACCTCTTTGCCATCCCTCACCGCATCACAGGCTTCCAGCTCCTGCGCCATTGCAAGATAGTTCGTCTCAAGAATCTGATAATCCTCAAGCGGCACCATCTCCTTGCGCTCCATCGGCGCCTTGCGAGGCTTGCCTTTGTTCACTGCTGATCGCTGCACTTCCGGCTCTTCCTTGGACAGGGCGGCCGCCTCAGACACTGACATCTTCCCGGCCTTCACCGCTTCCTGTACCTCTGGCTCTGCCTTGGTGGCTGCCTTGGCATGCTTCATTGTCGTCACAGATACCTGAGACAGCTCCGCAGCTTTTTCAAGCGTGATCTCAGTCATCGACAGACTCTTACTCGGACGGCCAACTTTCTTTTCCCACGCAGTCAACTCAGCAAAGATCATCGAACGCTGGCTTGGATTCAGATGACGACGGTGCAAGTTCTGCGATAGCACAAACCCAATCGGGTCCTCGCCGTCCCAGTCTGCCACGCGCATCTTCTTCACATTCAACTCAAGACATGCACGGTAACGATGCCAACCATCAATGACCTTGCCCTCATACAACAGAATCGGGCTTCTCACTCCATTCAAGTCAATATCATCAACTAAGGCTCTGAATTGCTCATCGCTCATCGGAGGAAACGCTGCGCTCAGGAAGTGCTGTGTGTAGTTCATTTAACATTCTCCAGTTCAGGCCAGATCTGTGGCCATAGTGTCGGAAACAACTTTTTTCTCCCTACTCTTCCCTTCGTTGCTACTTCTGCCGTGTAGGCCAGCAGAACCAGTTTGTACGGAGGTATTTCCTCCATGTGCTTCCAGTCACTGACAGTAGACATGGCTGAGTGACTAAGCCTTGCCGCCTTCGCCGTACCACCAACAGCATCAATGATGCGAGTCGGCGTTATTTTCTTGGTCATAGACCCTCCGTAAAAAAAGCAGTTGACAGAGTATTCGCTTTTGCGTATCTTGTCAACTGTTCCCTTCGGGAGCGCGAACTTAGGAGATACGAACATGGAAAATTGGCAGGAAATAGCAATGCAGCAAAGGATGCAAGAGCTGATTGAGGCTCTACAGAGAGCCGAGACAGGTAAAGCAAGTGGCGATGATTGGAAGATCATCTATTTTGAGTGTGGTATCAGGAGAGAAAAAAATGAGCTTAATCGTGTCTGAAACAAAGGGCGACTTCAAGCTGGCACCTGCCGGCAACCACCTTGCACGGTGCTATCGCGTCATCGACTTGGGGACGCAAAAAACCGCATGGCAGGGCGTTGAGAAGGCCGCCAAAAAAGTCCAGATTGTCTGGGAGTTGCATGGCGAAGACTCCGAGGGCAACCCGCTGAACACTGATGATGGCCGTCCGCTGTCAGTGCAGCGCCGGTTCACCCCAAGCCTTGGCGCCAAAGCAAAGCTGCGCGAGATTCTGGTCTCGTGGCGCGGTCGTCCGTTCACCCCTGAAGAGCTGGAAGGCTTCAAGCTGCAGAACATTCTGGGTGCGTGGTGCATGTTGACCCTGACCCATGAGGCTCGCAACGAGAAGACCTATGTCAACATCAGCTCGGTGACCAGCGTGCCATCCACCATCAAGAAGATAGGCATGCCAGAGCCGTACAACGACAATGTCTGGTTCGACATTGATGAGCCTGACATGGCCGTCTTCAACAGCTTCCCTGACTACTTGAAAGAAGTCATTCAGAACTCGCCGGAATGGAAGATGCGTACCGGCGACTATGACAACGGATTCTCCAAGGTTGAAGATGAACCCTCTGATGACATTCCGTTCTAGGGGGCGATATGAGTCTAACCATCAGCAAAAACGATCACCCCGCTGAATCCACGCATTGGTACACCCGCGATGGTCTTCCGGCATATGAGGTGATGGCCAAGAACGGCAATATGCGGCCCACGACCTTGGCAGACGCTCGCAAGATGAACCTGCTGCCATCGGTCTCGACCATCATCAAGTGCGCCGCCACGCCGGGTCTGGAGCAGTGGAAGATGGAGCAGATGCTCTTGGCCGCCCTGACCTTGCCCCGGCTCTCCGAGGAGTCCGAGGTGGACTTTCTCAAGCGGGTGCGTACTGATAGCCGGGAGACGGGAAAGAAAGCTGCCGAGCGCGGAACCGCCATTCACACGGCCGTGGAAGGCTTCTACCGAGGCGATGGCATCAAACAATACCCGGAGATGATCCGCGCCGTGGAGAACGCCCTGACCGACAAGTTTGGCCAACAGGACTGGCTCGCAGAGAAGTCGTTCGCTTGCAAGACTTTTGGCGGCAAGGTGGATCTGTGTTCCGGTGCTGCTGTGCTGGACTTCAAGACCAAGGAGTTCACCTCCGACAAGCTGCCGACCGGCTTTGAGGAGAACACCATGCAATTGGCGGCCTACCGGCAAGGGCTTGGCCTTCATTCCGCTCGTTGTGCGAATGTCTTCATCTCAGTCAATGAACCGGGCTTGGTACATATCGTGGAGTGGGATGAGGATGATCTAAATCGAGGCTGGAAGATGTTCAGCGGCCTGTTGGACTACTGGTATGCCAAGACGCAATTAAATCTTGACATTGTTCGGGAATCCGAATAGCCTCTCGATTGCGGCATGTTCCGCGAGACTTAAAAGGAAAATTATGAGACTAGCTGACCTGATCAATTCTTTGTTTGTGTATGACGCATTGCAGCCAGACCTGATTGATGTGTCTAACTGCAAGCCCAGTGATCCAAGGAGATATGACGAGAAGCGCAAAAACTGTATCAAGTATTTGCGTGAGCGCAATCTGTTTATCTTGGACGGCCACTTCACACCAACAAAGGCCAGCCACACGGACATCACTGTGACCTTCAATCGAGAAAAATCAAACCTTGGAACCCAATTAATTCAGGTGGCCAAGTGAGATTGTTCACTGCGTATTGGGTACGCCAAGAAGAAGGTGAGGTTCGCTGGTCTGACAATTTTCACAGTGCGGATTGGATACTAAAAGCTGACGCATTAAAAGATGTCATCCACATTTTAGAAGACGAATACAACAAACTTTTTTTAGAAGAAAACTGGAGAAAACCATGAGAATCCTTGCAATCGTACTGACAGTCTTCTTGGGTGCTTGCGCCTCTTTCCCCGGCGCTAACAAGACCGACACGACCTCGACTTATACGCCCCCAGTTACTCCTGACGCAGCCTCCGGGTTGGCTGTGGAGAAGGAGGTTCAGGCGTTG